ATGGAGCTGGTGACGCTTGTATCAACTTTGTCAGAGTAGCTCCTAATGGTGACATTATGCTGGTTACTCAAAAGGGTGTTTTCGTTAGTACAGATGACTTTGGTTCAGACCCCACTCAAAAGTTTAGTAGAAAGACTCTTCAAGGGTTTTTTGTAGGAGGCACTGCTTCAACTTCTTCTGGAGCATTTTGTGGAGACAATACAACCAGTCCCGGTGGGGTTTATTATACAGCCAATATTAACACCACAGCCTTTGCCAGACCAACTGGCGCTGGTGGGGTGGCTAATGCAGGACTTCCTGCCAGTTTTAATGTAACTGGTTTAGGTTATAATGGCTCTGTTCTTGTTACTAATGCTGCCGCTAAGGGCGTACACAAGTCTGTTGATATGGGAAAGAACTTCTCTGCAGTGACTCAGGTGTATCGTCCCCCAAGTGCTACCGAGAATTGGCGTTATTCCGTAGGAGGAGACCCAACTGCTGTCTATCCTAGCCCAAATGATTCAGATATTTGGGTGATTCACGCTGCTCAGTGCTTAATGAGGTCAACAAATAACTTCCAAACAATGGACCCAAAAGGAACTGTGTTTTGTGATGGTGTTCATGACAAAGGGTGGGCTTTCGGAGCAACTGCTCCTTCAAAAATGGCTAGACTTGTTCAGGATAACTGGGCAAATACAAGCCTTGATGGGGTGAATTGGTTGCAAAGAAATGACATTACCAGTAGTGGTAATGATGCTCTTCGTACTGCAATTCAGGCTGCTGGTGGTGGGTCCTCTTCTAGTGGTTATATCACTGCTGGTCAAGGTCTGTTTGTAGAAAGTAATAACAGAGTTATTGGCGGTATCACTAATGACGGTGCTAGTTTCAATTGTGTGCTTTATCAAATCACCGGTAGAAATGGTACTTATGGACAGTACGACAGTGGGAGTATTATCTCTCCATCTGGTACTTCTAGTAGGTGTCAAAGATCAGATTGGAGTCCTCTAAATGATGGTAGAGGCTTTGTTGGAAGATGGTGTGTAAGTGATACCACTGGCGCGGCTGGCAGCATCACTGTTGCAGATCGTACTAGAGAGTTTATTGGTGCGGCTTTGAGTGGTGCAAACCTTACTCTTGGCAATAACCCAATCGCCACTTCCAACGGAACAGCAAACGTGGTTGTAACTTATAACAACCATGGACTACTTGCTGGTCAATCTATTACGCTTGCAGGTCTAACTGCTACAGGTGGAATTGCTGTTGGAAACCTTAACGGAGCTAGGACAATTTCTTCTGCTACTACTAATACTTTTACCATTACAGCTGGAGCTAATGCTAGCTCGTCAGCTACTGGTGGGGGCAATAGTGCTACTACAACTAAAGCCTTAGTAAGTTTTTGGGGGAACTACAACTACAATTCAGGCACAACGGTTTACCGTTCAATTGAACCTGATGGTAGTGATCAAGTCCTCTGGCATACAATGGCTACAGGAACTAGTTATGTTGCTCGTAGTATTGAAATAGACAGATTCCATCCAACCTTAAATAGATTGTTATTCGTACACTCTGCTTCTAAATCTATTATTAAAGAGATGGTTAAAAGTGGAGGATCAGTTACAATCACTACTCTCACTGACATCCTAGAGCAAACTAATGGTGCAAGAGACATTCTTGAAGCTAAATTAGGTAGTGGTGTGTTTATTCCTCCTTATGAAATCACTGGTCTTCTTTCAGATTACAATAAACCTGGGTTGTTTTACTCGTATGGAGGTCACCATGGCCATCCAAACTGGTTCATGACAACAAATAATGGAGTAACGTGGAGTAGTATTAGTGATGGAATCCCTTCAAGCCAATGGCGAGGTAGGGTTGTTCCACTTACAGGAGACGTAATTGGTAGTTGTAGTCTTGGAGGGCACGTTTTCCCCCCAGTGAGTGACTATCCTGCAGTAACTTATAGGGGTTATTACAGTAATCAGCTTAAAACTTTCTACGATAAGCCTACTGTACCCAACCCTCCACTAGGATAAGAGTATGACAAAAGAACTGACAGAGAAGCAGAAGCTCTTCTTAGAGTATTTATTTCATGAAACTGTGATGGGGGACTTCGATAAGGCCAAGGAATTGGCTGGATACGCCCCCACCACCCTTACTTCTTGGCTAATTGAGAGTGTAAAAGACGAACTGATTGAACATACTAAGCTTTATCTAGCCAAAAATGCCCCTAAAGCCGCGTTTGGAGTGATGAATGTCATGGATCAACCCGGTAATAGGGGCGCTATGGTTAAACTTAGTGCTGCCAAGGAGGTTTTAGACCGAGTTGGTGTTGTAAAAACGGAAAAAGTGGAGGTTAGTCAGGGAGCTTTCATCCTTCCTCCTAAAGATGGGGGTTAATATGGCTAAACCACGTAATTATCGTAAGGAATACGACGAGTATCAGGGCTCTAGCGAGCAAAAGAAGCGTAGAGCTCAAAGAAATGCCGCTAGAGCCGCTGCTGTTAAGGCAGGTAAGGCTCATAAAGGTGATGGACTAGAGGTTGATCATCTTGGTATGAACCGTAAAGGTAAACTAAACAACGAAAAAGTTAAGGTTGTGAGCAAAAAGGCTAATCGTAGTCGGCAACCTAAGAGAAATGGGAGAGACGACTAATGCCTTTCGTAACTATTCCAGCTGATGACTGGACTGAAGTTGTTACTACAGCAGCAGATACGGTTGTTCAAAATGTTGACACTAATTACACTATCGTTTTCACTACAGAAAGTACAGCCGCTCTACCAAGAGACGAAGGACTTAAGGTCCCTCCCGGTGGAGCTCTACAAGTTGGTAGTGGTAACACTGTTAGTGCTTACTCTGTTGGAAGAGCCACTAAAGTCTTCTATATGGAGGTGTAATGGCTAAATTTTTATATTGGGTTAATGATATCTTTAAAATGAGTATCATAAACTCTGGGGGAGGAGTGATAATTGACCCCGACGCCCCCGCGTTAGATTTTTCTCAGGCTGAGAACAGCCAATACATAGCTCTATTAGAGGATATTTAAACTATGGCTCAAATGACCGTAAAAGATGCGGCTGGGGTGGATACCTCTATTGAGAAACCACTAGCCCCCGGTCGCGCCGTTGCTGCAAACTCTAGGCCCGTAACTCTTTCTAACGAAGATTTCGCTGCTATTGATGGTATTGAAGCAAGTTTAAACACACTTGCTGACAGTGTTACTTCTTCTCGTGTAGACACCAACCCTATTGCAGGTCAAGTTGGTGTAACTGCTGGTTCTGGAACTGTTGATGCTCTTACACAGAGAGTGGTTCTTGCAACAGACGTAGCTCTTCCAGCAGGCACTAATGCCATTGGTAAGCTAGCTGCAAATAGTGGTGTAGACATTGGTGATGTTGATGTAGCCTCCCTCCCAGCCCTTGTAGCAGGTAGTGCTATTATTGGTAAGGTGGGAATTGATCAAACAACTCCCGGAACTACCAACCTCGTTTCAGCCGCTCAGAGTGGCACTTGGAACGTAGGTACTGTTACAGCAGTTACGGCAGTTACATCCATTACAAACGCCCTTCCAGCTGGAACCAATATGATTGGTAATGTTACACCAGAAGGTACAGAATACGAGACAGTAGCAGCTTCACAGACAGCACAGACTCTTGGAGCCACAGGTGCTACAGGTGATTACATTGCTTCAATTCTTGTTATCCCTGCTACTACAGCCCCTGGTAACGTTCTGCTTCTAGACAATGCTACTTCAATCACAGTGTTTACTGGTGGTGCTGCTAGTGTATCTAATCTAGTTCCTTTTACCATCTCACTAGGTATTAAGTCAGTGAGTGGTGCTTGGAAGATTACTACAGGTGCTAACGTCTCTTGTATTGGTATTGGGAACTTTACCTAAGATGTCCCGACTTCACCGCCTTCCCACAAATTGGGCGTCGCTTAGTGGACCTACAGTTCCAGGGTTAACGGCGCTACCAACTTCCAATCTTACAGTTGAACCAGCTATGCCAGTACACAGAGCCGGTGATCTACTTATTGTAGGAGCTAGTGCAGGATCATCCTCTGTCCCTACCGCAGGGGGCAGTTGGTTAGAGTGGGGATCAGAAGTAATTGGTTCTCGTTCGGTTGTGTTTTTCTGGCAACTTGCTAGTGCAGCCGGTACCACAATTACAATCACGGGTGAAAGTGGGTTAAGACAGGCGTGGGCGTTTCGTAACGCAGCTAGAGACACTATTAATTTTTCTTCTTCAGGATCTGGTACTTCACTTGTTTGGGAAGCGCAGCCTACTATGGCAGAGAACTGCCTTGTAGGAGGTTATATTTACTCCTCCTCTGCTCAAACTGACATCACTGCTGTCCTTCCTGCTGGCATGACTGAACGTGGTAATAGAAATACCCTTCCCGCTGAAATGGCATTTGACAGCGATGTCACACTTCTTAGTACGTTCGCCCCCTCTAATGGCACCTTTGATACATCAACTACTGGATGGATCGCGGGAGCCTTTTCAATTAAAGCAGGCTAAACTTTGAAAGGTAATAAAATGAAGAATGTTATTAAAATAACTGCTCTTGGGCTTGTAGCCCTCCTTGGACTCAGTGCTTGTGATAAGTACAATGAGTTTGTTAATAAGTATGATCCTGATGGCACCCTTCGGTGCATGTTCCTAGATGAAGCCAGAGCAAAAGCTGCTGAGCAGGGTGTTGCCCTTGATGATTGGCTTAAGACTGAGAACCTTGTTGTTTGCGCAACGGTTAAGTAATGGTTAAGAAGGTTAAATTTAACCTAGATAAGTTTAGAAAACCTAGGAAAGACCAGAAGTCAGTTAAGCCTGTTCGTAAAAAGGGCAGGCCTGACTTTGCAGACAGAATTAAAAAGTTAGGAAAAACATAATGCCTAGAGGCGAGCTTACTCCCAAAGATAAAATGGATTGGCGAGAAGAGCTTGCCGCTAGGAAACTTAGTCGTCCTGATCTTCCTAAAGAGGAGAGACGAAAACTAAGTGCAGAGCTTAATAAGATTAGAAAAGCTAGAGGATCAGAGATTAAACAAACAGTTGTAGCTAGAGGATCTAAACTTAATAAAGTAGATGGTACTATTAATAAGGTCCCTAGAGTGAGTAGTAATATTATAGATAAGAGAAGAGAAAAAGTTCTTATAGTACCTAAAATTGCTAGTATGAGTGATAATATAACCCCTGATAAAATGAATAAAGCCCTTCAAGTATCAAAGAAAAGGAAGAAATAATGGCATCAGACTTCAAGTCAGCATTTGCCTCAGCCCGTAAGTCCGGTAAAAAAGAGTTTATGTGGAATGGTAAGAGCTACAATACAGAACTAAAAGAAAGTGTTCGACCTAAGGCTCGTGGTACTGGTGTTGCTACAGGTACTCCTCCTAAGGCTCGTCCAGTTACTGCTGCTGGTGGTCTAGGTCCTGCTGATGCTCCTAAGTCCAACTTTGCACAACTTAAAGCCAATATTGCAGCTAGTAGAGCAGACAGAAATGCTGCTAGAAAAGATCGTGCTGCAGCTAGGGTGGCTAATAAAGTTGCTCCTAAAGCTCGTCCAACGACAGAGTCAGAAGGTAGAGCACACCTTGGTCGTAATAGACCAGCTGGTCGGAAGAAAAGAGGACAGTAATTGATTACAGACAACGAGGAAATGCGGAGCGACGACATTGTCCCAGAGACAAAGAAATGGTTAGTCGCTCCGCGGATTAGTAGAACAATTCCCTTCGGTTATACAGAGGACCCAAATGATAAAGATTTGTTACTCCCTGTTCCACTCGAACTTGAAGCTATGGAAAAAGCCAAAAGATACCTGAAGAATTATTCATACCGAGAAGTAGCTAAGTGGCTAGAAGAAGTCACAGGCCGATACATCTCCCACATTGGATTAAGAAAAAGAGTAGATAATGACCGTAAAAACAGGAACGCGCTTAAGGGCTATAAGCTCCAGGCCAAGTGGCTTGAGAAAGTCATCGAGAAGCTTGAAAAAGCCCAAGCCCTCAACTCCTCCGAAGATTGAAATTCCTGTTGTTAATATCGTTCTACAAGAGCCTAATGAAGTTGTTACAGAGTATGCAGTTGAACCTGTGTTCGTCCCCAATCCGGGGCCACAGTCACAGTTCTTAGCTGCCTCCGAACGAGAGGTTCTCTATGGTGGTGCAGCAGGTGGCGGAAAATCGTATGGCATTCTTGCTGACGCTGCTCGTGACCTAGGACACCCTCAGTTTAAGGGGTTGATCGTTCGTAGAACAACAGAAGAATTAAGAGAACTTATTCAGAAGAGCCAAGAGCTCTACCCACAAATCTTTCCCGGAATTAGGTGGAGCGAACGTAAAGCTTCATGGTATTTTCCTAAGGGAGGTGGTGGTATCCTCTGGATGAGCTATCTAGAAAAAGATACAGATGTAACTCGTTATCAAGGACAAGCGTTTAATTATATCGCCTTTGACGAGTTGACTCAGTGGCCTACACCTTACGCATGGAACTACATGCGCTCTCGTCTTCGTACCACTTCTGGTACAGGACTGAAATTATATATGAGAGCCACTTCCAACCCTGGAGGTGTAGGCCATCACTGGGTAAAGAAGATGTTTATTGATCCAGCCCCATGGGGAACAGCGTTCGATGCAACAGACCTTGAAACCGGAAAAGTGCTGCAGTATCCTTCTACGCATACTAAGGCGGGACAGCCCCTATTCAAGAGGCGTTTCATCCCAGCACGGCTCTCCGATAACCCTTACCTCTATGATGAAGGAGAGTATGAAACCAATCTACTCTCTCTCCCAGAACACGAAAGAAAAAGACTCTTAGAAGGAGATTGGGATGTTAGTGAAGGTGCAGCGTTTCCTGAGTGGAGAAGAGACCTTCATGTCATTCCTCCCTTTGAGATTCCTGAAGAGTGGAGAAGGTTTAGAGCATGTGATTATGGCTATGGGTCTTACTCCGCTGTACTATGGTTTGCTGTAGATAATAGAGACCAATTAATCATCTATAGAGAGCTCTATGTATCTAAGGTGTTGGCTAAAGACTTGGCTAACATGGTGCTAGAGCTAGAAATGAATGATGGGCAAATCAGCTATGGTGTATTAGATAGTAGCTGCTGGGCTAAACGTGGAGATACAGGACCTTCTATTGCTGAAACTATGATCTTGGAAGGATGCAGATGGCGTCCCTCTGATCGTAGTCCCGGTAGTAGGGTGGCAGGTAAGAATGAAGTGCATAGGAGGCTTCAGTATGATGAATGGATTGAAGCTCCGCGCATGGTGGTGTTTAACAGTTGTGTACACACAATTGATCAAATTCCATCATTACCTCTAGACCCTGATAATCCAGAAGATGTCTATACTAAGGGTGAGGATCATATTTATGATGCTCTCAGATACGGTTGTATGACTAGACCTAGAAGCACTAAATGGGATTGGAATGCAAATACAAGCCGTTCCTATATACCAGCCGACCCAGTGTTTGGCTATTAATTTGAGGTAGAAATGAACGAGATTGAAGTCCCATACGAAACAGATATGATTGAGCCTCTGAAGGACACTAAGAAAGAACTTCGTAAAGAAAATGAAGTTGTTAATTATGTAGAAGAGAGGTTTCATAGGGCTGAAGATAAGAAGCAGGCTGATGAGCCTAGACTATTAATGGCTTATCGTAACTTCCGTGGTGAATACGGTCCAGACACAGCCTTCACTGATGCAGAGAAGAGTCGTGTATTCGTTAAAGTGACGAAGACTAAAGTGTTGGCTGCATATGGTCAGACTATTGAAGTGCTATTTGGCAATCAGAGTTTTCCTATCACCGTTGACAATACCATCTTACCTGAAGGAATTGTAGAAGATGTCTCATTCGACCCTAATGCTCCTCCTATGCCTACCGCTGCTCCTGCCCCTGTGTTTGGGACACGCGATGGTCCTGCGAATGCTCCCGGTTTCACGCAACACGATGGAATGAAGCTAGGTGGACTAGAGGCTAAACTAGCCCCTGTAAAGGATAAGTTAGTAGAAGGCCCAGGTACTACTCCTACAGCCGTTACCTTCCATCCAGCACTAGTTGCTGCCTTCGAGATGTGTCTATTTGGTACAGGTATTATGAAGGGTCCAATGGCCCTTGACAAGGAATACCCTAAGTGGGACCCCTCTGGTCAATATGCACCAGTAGTTAAAACTGTCCCCACTACTAGTCATGTGTCTATCTGGAACTTCTATCCAGACCCTGATGCAGCTAATATGGATGAGTGTGAGTATGTAATTGAGAGACACAAGATGTCTCGCTCCCAGATGAAAGCTCTTATTAATCGTCCCTTCTTCTTGAAGGAAGCTATTGACAGAGCCCTCCTAAGTGGTCCTCATTACGAGAGGAAGTCTTGGGAGTATATCATGGAAGACAGTGCGATTAGTGACAAGATTGAGAGATGGGAAGTTCTTGAATATTGGGGATTTGTTCCTCAGGAAATGCTTAAGAACCACAATGTAACCATCCCCAAATCTCTTAAGGATGTGGACCCCATTAATGCTAATATCTTTATATGTAATGGTGAAATCCTCAGACTGGTCCTTAATCCTTTCAAACCAACTCGTATCCCTTACTATGCTTGCCCTTATGAGCTTAATCCTTATTCATTTTTCGGAGTAGGGTTGGCTGAGAATATGGAAGATAGTCAGCTTCTAATGAATGGTTTCATGAGAATGGCAGTAGATAATGCTGCTCTATCTGGCAACCTCATCATTGAAGTGGATGAAACTAACCTAGTTCCTAACCAAGACTTAACTATGTATCCTGGTAAGATCATCAGAAGACAGGGGGGTGCACCCGGTCAGGCTCTGTTTGGTACAGAGTTTCCTAATGTAGCACAACAAAATCTGATGCTCTTCGATCAGGCTAGAAAGCTTGCTGACGAATCAACTGGTTTCCCCAGCTTTGCTCACGGGCAGACAGGGGTTAGTGGTGTAGGTAGAACAGCCTCGGGCATTTCTATGCTCATGTCTGCTGCTAACGGTAATATCCGTACAGTGGTTAAGAACCTTGATGACTATCTCCTTGGTCCTCTTGGTAGGTCTATGTTCGCCTTTAACATGCAGTTTAACTTTGACCCCTCTATTCAGGGTGATCTGGAAGTTAATGCTCGTGGTACAGAAAGCTTAATGGCTACGGAAGTAAGAAGCCAGAGATTGATGCAGTTCCTTGGAGTTGTGTCCAATCCAATCCTTGCCCCGTTTGCTAAGCTGGATGTTCTCGTTAGGGAGATTGCTAAGTCTCTTGACCTCGACCCAGATAAGGTGGCTAATAGCCTTCCAGACGCTGCTGTACAGGCTGCTGTTATGCAACAGTTCCAAGCAGCTATGACACCTCCTCAGGGAGGCCCTGGAGGGCCACCTACAGCCGGAACTAGCACAGAGAGCGGTCCTGGTAGCGGGGGAGGTAATATGGGCACAGGAGACGCTCCTACGCCCGGTATGGAGGGACACTCCGCTAACACTGGTGGAGCTCCACAATGATAAAGAAGTTGGTAAATGATTATGAGCTTTATACAGCTCTACAGAATTATATCGGCGAAGAAGTTGAACTAAGTCGCAAGTCTCTAGAAAACCATAACGACCCTGCAGAAATGCATAGATTGCAGGGTGAGATTAGGGTGTGGAGACGACTCCAGAAACTAAGAGAAAAGATCAATGGCTGACAATTGGGAAGAAGACGATGGTTGGTTAAGCGAAGCTGAGGCTAGGCGCAAGCCCGATCCTAATAGGGGGCAAATCTTGCCCTTCTATAAAACTCAAGATGGTTTAGAACTAGCTTGGCCTCAGTTTGTAATGGACGCTTATAATGCTGTTACACTTCCCAGAGATACACTCCAAGGCTATGAGCCTACAGTGGGCGACACTACGAATTTCGCCCTAGGAGTGGGCGGAGGGGGCCTCACA